GCGGTGTCAATACCTTCGCCGTATGAAGTAGAACCCATACGTAGGCTATCTGTGCGAACAGAGTACTTGCCAGGACCTGAAACTCCGGCTTTGGGATTCATTGGTGTATCAGCCATCTGTTTCTTCTCCTAACGTTTCTAAATCTGCGGTCATATCTTCCCAAGCACGAATAGTCTTCGTCTTTTGGTTAGAATGATAAATGGATAGTTCCATTAATTCACTAGTCATAGCCTCGAATGTCTGGGCTATGTTGTGAACAAAACCTGTAAGTATTACTAAGAAATCAGAAGGGCGCACTGGGCGAGGAATGTCATTGTTATCGTTACTCACCCAGTACACCTTTCCATTAAACTAATTAAGCCTTCTTGCCTTTGCGAGCTGTTCCGGCATAACCGAAGTTAACCTTACCGCCTTTAACTGATCCTGCCTTTGTATCAACCTTTACTGGTTGTACTGGAGCTGGAGCTTGTGATCCTTTGTTCATTTTTGCACCTCCTTCGGTTATGCTGCGCCGGTGATTCCGGCTAGTAGTGACGCTATATCGGGTTTTTGACCAGCAGCAGGGGCCATACCACCTTGTGGATTTGGAGGTTGCTGCGAGGCAGGGGCGGAGGCCGCACCTGCTGCTGGAAGCATTTGTTCAGCGCCAGGCATACCTGGCATCTGTGGTGGCATCGGTGGTGCCGGAGGTGGGGCAAAAGCCTTTTCCACTACGGATTCTAGTGATAGTCCTTTTTGCCGACCTTGGATAACAGCTGCGATACGCGAGACAATCTCTGAAGGGTCTTGGCCTTGCGCTGCCAAGGCAGGAATAGCCTGAGCATACTGCGCAACAGAAACACGCAGAGCATCACGCATTTCTTCAATGTCAACGCGTTGTTCTTCTTGAGATACATTTAGATCCATTGGGATCTCGCGGCGTACATAATCACGAGATACTAGTTTGTCGGAACGCATTTGTAGCAAAGCAATGATGGCACGGGATGGATCCATACCAGACATAATTCCGTAACGTACATCTACGCCGTACTCGCCTTTAATATCACGAGATGGTGTGTACTTTAATACATACGGTGTGCCGTCTTCTGAACCCTTAATTATCTTTTGAACATTAGGGAATAGCTTCTCATCTATTTCAAAGCAGAGGCCGAGAAGATCAGAAAACATCCGAGCAAACTGTGCCTGTGCGGATTTAATTTGAGTATCAAAACCAGCTTGCAATTCTTGAACACCACGACCAGTAATAACACTCGCGTTAATGTTGCCGGATCGAGATTCTGGATAACGAGCGCCAAGGCGTAGTTCACGTTCTAGTGCTCCAGATTCTGCGAATAGTCCTGGTGGTAAGTCTAGGCTAACACGGCGAATGTTCTGAGGCTGTGCTGAACGCATAATAGAGTCAGGACCCAAGGCAAGTTCTTGCACATCTTGTGGAATAGCAATAGGTGCTTGGATTGACTTCTCTGCTGCTTGGATCTGAAGGATCGCAAAGCGAGCACGAGCAAGTTGAACTGAGAGTACATCATCGAACTGTCCACGAGCTTGACCATCAAGGGAAGGACGGATTGCCACTTTCGCTAAACACTTACCAATAGGATTTGGTGTACGGGCAAGAGTTAAGTTCTTACGCTCTGGTAGGAAGATTAAGTCCTGGTCAGCGTCGTGGTAACGGATCATTGAGATATAAGGACTACCTTGTTGGTAGTTATTCTTAGCCAAGATCTGATCGGCAAACTCTGGATACTGGGCAGCGAGGGACTCGCTATCAATGTTAATAACCTGAGTCAATGAGATAGTACGACCAAAGCGGTCCATCTCTGGGTATACGCCCCAAGGGTTTAGTAGGCGTAGGCGTGGATTATTAGAATCGTAATCCATCTCAACTAAGCCAACCATCATACCGTAGGTGTTATACCAGTCAGCACCTTCGTACATTTGTAGTTGTAATTCTGAAAGCGAAGCGTAGAAATTAGCAATACGGGTTCTAGTATCAGCAGCTTTACGCGCTGCGTCTGAAACCATATTAGCTGCGGAGCAGTTAAAGGATGGCAGTGGTGCCATTGCTTCTGCCAAGTCACGTGCTGCTACATCAATGAAGTTAGCAACTAGTGGCTTTGGGTAATCCTCTGAGAACATAGAAGGATAAACCTTGGAGAGATCTCCTTGACGCACCGAAAGCACGTCGCGCATACGTTGGTCGCGGGATGCAAACTTGGTCTGCAAGCGACCTAACTTCGCGTTAACTTCTTTTGGTGTTAGCAATGGGAATCCTTACTTAGTTTTTGGTTTTGTATTCATTCTTTTGACTGCTGCGTCGGCGCCAAGAACCGATTTTTCATAAGGAGTAAGTTTTTCTTTTAACTTAACTTTTAATCTTATTTTGGCAGCTTCTTCTTTAATCTTAGTATTATATTTTTGACCGGTAATATCAGCGCCCGTTAATTTTGATTTAGGCTTTACTACAGCTTTCTTCATAGCTGCCATTTTGTCTCCTTAGATGAACTGCTTGTTTTGATCTGCTAGTAGTTGATCTAGGTTGACCACTACACGCTTAGATTTTTCGGAACGTGATAGAAAAGGATTTCTTAAATGATGGGTTGTGTACATACCGTGATTAAGCATCTCGCGTGCTCGGATCTCACAGAACCAAAGCGCCATTACTAAGTCGGTCTTACCCTTAGTAGTTGGCGTCCAAGTAATCAACTGCTCGATAAGAGCCTTGACGTTCTCGGTTTGATCGCTAGGCAGGTGGATCAAGTTATCTCGGTGGTGCTTGTTATCAACTTGCTTAGTACCAAAGAGGGTAGCCATAGAAGCTACGCCGAAACCTGAATCCCACTTATTAGATCCGGTGTGGTGTTCTTTTAATAGAACGCCGCGTGATGCTAAAAATTGGCGGATGCCTTCATCTTGAGTTAAGAAAGCCTGGAAAGCGTTCTTCTCAATAATCCATTCGCTGGGACCATAGAGTGAAGTCCAGTTAAGAATAATGTCGCGGATCTGCTGTGGGCTTGGCCGACTAATCTTCAAAGCATCTACGATATAGCGCTTACTAGTACTGCGGTCAATTGCATAACAGATAGCAGCGGTATCACCAACAATAGCTGGGTCCATACCGCAAATAATTGTGAAGCCTTGTAGATCCTTCGGGTGTCCTGGGCTACCTGGTTCTAATCGTCCAGACTTACGCATACCATCTATAGAGCCACGAACACATACTGGATCAAAGGCAGCGTTTTCAGAAACATCCTGCTGCTGATATACCAAAGCCCAGGTCGAGGCATCCATAGCTTGGCGTTCGTTGTAAAGGTTGCGACCATTCCATCTAGGGTATAGGCCGTCTTCGTTCTTATCGTTTTCTTCTTGCCCATCGAAGGGCGCATCGGATGCTGGCCAGAGGGTTTCCCATTTATCAGGATCTTCGTCCGGCGTTAAAAGCGCCGGCATTGCTAAATACTTCCAAGGTACTAGCCCGCCAGGATAACGGTCCTCGGATCGTAGTTCGCGGTACAAGTCTACAGATGCAACGCGAGTTCCAATAATAATTAACTTACCAGTAGGGTTAAGACGAGATCGAACGTCTTGGGTAAGCCACTTGATTTGTCGTTCAAACTCATTGGCGTTCTTTAGCGTTACAGCATCGTCAACAATAATCATATCGGCGCGCTTACCGTAGATCTGACCACCGATACCGACGGCCTCAATGTTTGGATCCTTTTCTGAGGATTCTCTGAGTTCGTCACCGAAGGTGATACGGGTTGCCTGCCACGAGGCAGACTTAGAGTTAAACCCTACGCCAGCAGCAAACGCGGTCTGTAATTCTTCATACATCGGATGAGTTAGACGTTGCTTAATGGCGTAGAGAAAGTCAGCAGCTAATTGCTGCGTTTGGGAGACTATCAGTACTCGAAAGTTAGGGTTGCGGCAAACTTGCCAAGTTACATAGTCAACCGTGATGGTCATTGACTTGGCGTGGTTGGGCGGGATATTTACTAGGATACGGTTATTAGCCAGACCCTGTTCAAACTTCATACTGGGATGTAGCCAGCCAGGTTCTCTACCTTCGATTACATCAACGATATTCTGCTGGTGTGGAAAGGTACGTGAGTGCAGGAACTTCTGGCGGAACTCGGCAAAGGACATATCGTGAACATCGCCGGAGGCGAACTGCTTGTCCTTGAGTCCGAGCCTAGTACGGTCTACCTTGTCAGAAAAGATCTTATCGGAGCGACGGTAATACTCATAGGTCTTCATAGACTTACCGGCTGATGAACAAGCCGCGTCTATGGTCATACCTTCTGCTACACAGCCAAGGATGATTCTCTTGGCAATATCGGCACTATTATCTGCCATTACTTAGCCTTCTTTAATTTGGCCTTCTTCTCAGCAGCTTCTTTTTTCTTTTTCTTCTCAAGAGCTAAGCGAGCTTTCTCAGCAGCTACGGTTGCAGCGATAGCTGCTAGGCCACCGGCTCCAGCACCTTTGCCAAATGCTTTGGCTTTGGCAGCGGCTAATTTAGCAGCGGCTTCTTCTTTTTGACGCTGGTACTTAATCTTATTAGCTTCTATTTTTTCAAGATCTTTGGCCACGTAAGTCTTGGCTGCTTTATCTTGTTTCTTAACAACACGCTTGGTAGGTTTATCAACAGTACTAGGTCGGATGGAATAAGCACCAGGACCTGAAGCCGGTCCACCGCCACCACTGCCGCGACCAGTACCGCCGCCAATACCTTCAATACGATTTGATGTTGCCATACTGGTCTCCTTTAGAAGCGCCGTGAATGGCGCGAAATGTCATTTCTTTGATACTAGGCAGGAAGTGATTACTAGGCGTCTAGCATTTTAATAGAACTATCCCCACTAAAAGTACCGGACAGTTCGGGCTTAGCGCCCGAAGGAGCTACAGCGAACTGAGGGGTAAGTCAGTACTCGGCCTAGGGGCCTCGCAAGAGGCCAACCTTTCGTCGCAAAGCCACTTAACCCCGCTTTGCTCCTCTACTATATATAAGGCAGAAAAAATAGTGCGTTTACCGCTTTCACTAGTGTGATCTCAGTCATAGTATTTATCACGGCCATAACCGCAGGTCAGAGCTTTGACTTTATCAAATATATTTTGTTGGGGAGTATACACACACCGCCACCGCAAATTCACTATCTGGGGTCACTCTCAGGTCAAGGGTTAGACATTTCTGCCCTGTCTGTCTGCCCTGTGGATAAGTTGTGGATAAGTATCTGTAAAAAACGGTGGGGCTTACTACCGATCGGGCAGACATAACGCGCTAACACTCACCTAATTAAGTAATGACCTAGACCCAACCCAACCAACCGACCGACCAACCGACCAGCCGACCCAACCGCCAACCAGTTGCCCAAATGCTACGACGGCTTCAGCTCTGCAACCTCTCAGGAAACTCTCAAGTTACCGGCAAGCCAATCCTGGTAACTCTGAGAACTTGCTGAGAAACCTAGAAGCTACGGCGCAAGAAAAGAATTGCGCTCAGTCTTTGCTATATGGGGGAGAGTGGCGTACATTTCTCTTAGTGGAACTCCTACCAATCCACGAGAAAAGAGAGATCAGATGTCTACTTGGAATAAGTTTCAGGAAGAGTTAAAAGAAAAAAGCCTTTGCGGTGCTTGTGGTCAATACTACGAAGAAAACGAACAAGGCGAAGACGGATACCACTCCGCAAAACTTTGCGACGCTAACGACGAAATCACACACGAAGAGACACACCTCGCATTACTTGAAGACTTCTCTAATGTAATTCGCAAACACTTGCCAAACTTTGATAACAACATAAGCGCAGACACTTGGAAACTATTAGAACTGTTTGCAGATGAAACCATCAACCAACTAACAAAGGAAAAAGTTTGCGATATATGCCAAACAAATAAAAACCTTTTAACAGATTCAATAAAAGAAAACCTTCGCCCAAATTGGGTAGGCGTAGATTTCTATTGTGAAATCTGTGCCATTTGTTGGAATACACAAAAGGAGATTAGATAATGAACAAAGAAACAGAGAAGGCACTTGTAGAAATGTTCACCAAGTTAGACGCCATAAAGCCTTTTACTGTTGGCGATATGAAAAAAGCCCTCGAAGGTTTATCCGATGACACTCAAATTATTATTGGCGGAGATGAATTCGACTGGGCGAACCTAAGCCTTGAATACAAGCAACCAAACGAAGAGGAAGGTTACTTGGGTTTAACTTTCTTTCTTAAAGATAACTTCGACCCTCGCCAGTTCTAACAGATCGAAACGCCTTCGGGCGTCGTGGCGTAATTCGTCACCTGATGAGATCAGACTAAAAGAGAGGCAAGAAAATGGACATCACCAACCAAATGCTAGAAAATCGTGTGAAGATGATCGAGGAATATATGATCGAACTTGGATTACTAGAAGGCGAAGAACTAGAAAGTGAGTTCGCCTCTATGCGTAAGCCTCACCTAATCCTTCAATATGGTTCACCTACCTATGGCAACGCTTGGCGAATCTTCGCCACAGGTGGCACAAAGTACCGAAGCGCACACTATGACCCTTTACACCTAACCCTTGGTTATATTGGTTGGACACGCAAAGAGGCTTGGCAAACCCTTACCGGAATTTACACCGCGTTTTCTGCTCTTGATTGGCAGAAGAAGCAAAAAGCCTTTGCTGAAAATAGAGAGGTGTCTGCCTAATGAACTTTGATTCTTTTATTTATTACACTCACAGCTGGATTCAAATAATTCAATTTTTGCTCTTTCTCTGGTTTATTGCTTGGGCGGTGAGCAAAATTTTGGATTTTTGCCGCGCTGGTATGGAGAGGGTCAGACGATTAGAAGAGAGAGAGGGCGAGAGCGACGGCGAACGCTAACCGGATTTCGGTGCTTGACTATGGGGGAGAGTTCGGTAGGCTCTCCCTTGTAGCCTCTCACCGAGAGGACAAAACACTAATAAGAGAGAGAGTTGTTATGAAGCTAGACGAAGTAGAAACGCTAAACGATCTTAAGTTATGGGTAAAAGAGAATATGCCCAGGGCAGAGGTCTATGAAGATATGTATGGAACTTTGGTTATCCGTACCGGCTTGGAGTCCAGTATGGGCGGATACCTATCACCTATTGAGAGAGAGGGCGAATAATGAAAATAAGCGAACAGGATTTAGAGCGTTACTTAACAGACCTTAGCAATTCATACGCGGAAGATAGCGATTATATGAGATCTAAGGTAGAGAGTGCCTACGCACAAGGCGTAAGGCAGACGGTAAGCCACGTGTTCGGCTTACTAAACGGTTCAATAAGCGTTGTCTATATGAAAGAGGGAGAGTAATGAGCGCACCAAATAAAGAATACCTATTGGCTAAAGCCAATATGTGCCGGAACCTGGCACTCACCCAGATCAATGCGGGAGAGGGCGAGAAGGCAGCTGAAAACCTAATGCGTATGGTTAAGGCGTTAGGCGAAGTCGGAATAATCAACGAGAGAGAGGGCAAAATGGATAAATGGTTAGCAGATCTACAGGAAAACGGAGATGACGGCACCGGCTTCTGCGATATGTGTGCAGGTTGCCCTAATTGTGTGAGTGAGGGAGAGAGCAATGAGTAACTATCAGAGCAATATGTGTCACTATCAAGAGTGTAAAGATCAGAGCTTAGAAGATTGGTACTTTTGCGATAAACACTTTGGGAAAGAGGACTCAATAAATGAGTAGCTTTCACCCTAAGTATGACCTAATCAACCTCTACGAAATCGTAGGGGAAGCGGGCGAGGTGGAGTGGGCAGGCGGTTCAGCTCACGAAGCCATTAAGTTACTACGCAATAGCGCTAATAAGCGCCTGCTAGTATCAGGTTGGGAAAGTGATTACGAGGACGCACGCTTAGTCGGGCAACCAATAGATGTAACGCAAGTCGCGTTAGCTGCAATAGTATGGGAGAGATAATGAGTTATTTATTAGGGATCATAGGCGTATTAGTAGTAACATACTTACTTATAGTGGGCGAGGATAAGTTTAATGGGTGATCTTGACCGGCGTATAAATACTGCTATCAACCGAGCAGTTCATAATCGTAATTACCGCAGAGCTAGAGATAGAGCACTAGCAAAACTTTCGCACCTGTACCCCGACACTTACAAGCAACTGCTTGGGATTGAGAAGGCAATAGATGAGCAAGAGGGCAAGAGCTGGATTGATCTTAGTGGCAGTAAGCGTATGGCTGTTAGTACCAGCACACCAGACTGGCATACTACCGATACCCAAGAAGCCAGAGTTAGCACAAGCGACGATGGAGGAGAAGCGTGAAAACATACGTGTATCGAAGCGTTACGCTTACCTCATACACGGGTGGGAGAGGGAGCAGCAAGCCTGTCTTGTCACCCTTTGGACCCGTGAGAGCAGGTTTGACCACAAAGCGGACAATCCCAGATCTAGTGCTTTCGGAATTGCTCAGCTACTTAGAGAAAGAAAGCAAGACCCTAGAGAACAAATTATCAGCGGTCTCAAATACATTGCTCACCGATATTCAACCCCGTGTAACGCGCTTAACGCGCACAACCGTAAGAATTGGTACTAGTAAATGATTACTGGTGTATCACTATTCGCAGGTGTTGGTGGCTTTGACCTGGCTATGGAACGCAACGGCGTGAACGTTGTAGCTTCTGTTGAAATAGATAAGCATTGCCAGAAAGTATTGGCTAATCGCTTTCCTAATAGTAAACTATTTGATGATGTAACTACAGTAACAGGAGAGGATTTATTAGATGTCGGATTCAATTCAAGTAAAGGAATTATCGCAGGAGGATTTCCCTGCCAAGACCTCAGCGTGGCTGGAAAGAGGGCTGGACTTGCTGGCGAACGCAGCGGGTTGTTCTGGGAAGCAGCAAGAATTGTGGACGAAGCGCAAAGCGAATACTTCATCCTCGAAAACGTACCTGGTTTATTATCAAGTAACAAAGGAAGAGATTTTGGAGTCGTCGTCGGAACGATGGCCGACCTCGGGTATTCTGTTAGCTGGCGAGTGCTTGATGCTCAACACTTCGGAGTTCCCCAGCGACGGCGTCGTGTCTTCATCATTGGCCGACGTTCTGGAGACCTCAGCCCTGCCGAAGTATTATTTAAGCCAGAAGGCTTGCGAAGGGATACTTCGCAGAGCAAGCAAGCGGGGCAAGAAGTTACCGGAAGCGTTGGAGAAAGCTTTGGTCAAACAGGTTTCGCAAAGTACAGCCCAGGCGTAACCACATTAACTGCTACTTCATACAAGAGACCAGAAGACAATGTTGTGGTACACGAAGAGTAGACGGGCGCAGAACCCTGATGATTACGAAACGTGGATAGAGGGGGGGGGTAATGCCCACTATGAACGCATTTGATAATGGTGATATACGAACTACCATATTGGTAGGTTGCTTTGAACTATGGGATTTTCCAACTGAATCGGTAGCACCGGCGATGACTAGTAGAAGGGCAAGAGATTTGATTAAGTATGAAGAAGAACCAATAGTCTTTTATGGCAACAGGGTTGCTGATATTAGAATCCAGGATAACAAAGTAAATACTTTACAAGCGCGTATGGGAACAGGTGGAAACAATATGCCGATGGTAGCTGAACCTAAAGCCTACGTACGCCGCTTAACACCAGTCGAGTGTGAAAGACTTCAGGGCTTTCCTGATAACTGGACAGAAGGACAATCAGATTCAGCAAGATATAAACAAATGGGTAACGCTGTTGCCGTACCAGTTGTTGAGTGGATCATAGGTAACATCTGTGATACGCTCAAAGAAGCAGAGTAGTTACCTCTCTTTCTTCTCTGCTCGACGAAGCCTCACCTATGACGCAAGGTGGGGCTTTGTCATTTCTTATTGTCGGTAGTGTAGAAGCCGGTACCACTAAAGGTGACAGGGGGCGATGACCATACACGGTTCATAGTTGTATGACAGTTAAAGCACATAGGATCACTAGCTTCAGCGTGGATAGAACGCTCAACAGTTAGTTCGCTATTGCACTTCTCGCACTTGTAATCGTAGTTCAAAGTTGTACCGCTTCCTCAATTGGGAGATAACCTACTAACTTATCAATCTTATTATTCCTGGCAAACTCAGTAGTCGCTGGCATACGGTGAGTAAACCACTCAGGTTCTGCAACATCCATTAGATCAAAAGAAAAGACACCCTTGGGTGTCGAGTTAATATAGAACGGGATTAGATCTCGCTCAGCAGCTTGTGTTATTAACTTCCGGTACTTCATTTCCTCTATAAGCAACGTATCGTAGTGGGTATGGCGGCACTTGAGTTCTATGTAGTGACCAGCGTGTGCTGATATGCAGTCAAAGGAATCGTAGATACCAACAGACTTCTCTAAGTCTGGGTATAGATGGGCTTTAAGGTAATCAAATAACTCTATCTCTTTCATTGGAAAGGACTCACCCCTCCGAGTAGATCTTGCAGTCGGCGCATAGCGCCATCAATCCTGCGATCAGCAGTAGATACTGAGCACTCATAATGATTGGCTATCTGCTGTAAGGTAAAGGTATCTAGGTAGCGGATACGTAACAAGATCTTATCCTCGGCTTCAAGTTTATTGTAGCCAACCTTAATATCTATTAGGTTAGCAAGTAGGTTGCCACCTTCAGATGGGCTAGATGAGCCACGTGGTAAGCCATCTTGAATCATATCTTGGATCTGTTCTAGCACTGTGTTATCTACAACGGAGGCAATAACATATGGCAACAACTGACCTAGCGTGTAGCCTTGGTAGTAAGCCTCATCAGTTATCTGATAGCCAGACTTAGTAGCCTTCTCACGTCTAGCGTAGCGTTCTGCTGCACGTCTCATCTGCCACGCTATGCGTGACTCAGCGTGCTTACGCTTATCAGGATCAGTTGCTTCTAGTAACTGTTCAGCTATCCAACTATGGCGCGTTAGCGCCCACGATAGACACTCCTGCACTACATCATCACGTTCGACGTAAGCCTTGTACCTACTGTGAATAGCACGAGCAACGCCAGGTGCTATGTCATAGATAACTGGATCAATACCGGTCACTCAGGCCACTTACCGTCCAGTACTAGTAGAGCAATAGCGCTGTAGTTTAATAGATCAATGAAGCTATCGCGTAGCGATTCGTTCTCAGGTGTAGCACCGCTATCTATCAAGTGATTAATGCGTGCTGTCTTATCCCACATACGCACACGCAAACCATTTAGTGGCCCACCTGGAGCGCCACCGATATTGCTTGGGCCGTAGTCTCTATGCTTCTTTAGAAGCAAGTTACCGGCGGTATCTAACACATCCCACATCGCTGCTATGAACGCGTCGGCATTGGCCTTATCGTTATAGTCTCGCTCGCTCTGTTCGAGCTTAGGATCTGTAAGCCCATAGTAAGCATAGTCTGTAGTAATCTTTCCCACTCTTGATCCGTCATTCACTGGACTCTCCTATCAATAGTTTGCGAGTAGCGCTTGCGCCGTGTACTAAGTAGTAATCGTTAATGTCCATATTAGGTGGAAGTGTAACAATTGTAGAGTTCATTACCTCGTTAGCCACGCGCTTTGCAAACTCAGCTCCAGGGTTGGAGCCATCTTCTTTAACATCATTATCACCAACAACATATACAGTTTCATATCCACCGAATAGCTTTGGAAAGTGTGGCTTCCAAGCAGCTACTCCTGGCACACCAACTGCTGGTATACCTAACTCACCTGATACTATGATGGTATCAAGTTCACCTTCACATACAACTATGTATGGCTTCATAATAGTTACATCAACTACGTTGTAGAGGTGAGCCTTCTGTCCGGTAGGACTACCGTACTTAGGTTTGCCTTCATCTAATCTGCGGAACTTAAACCCAACGCAAGAACCACCAGCAGTGATATAAGGAATAGAAATCCAACCCTGATACATCTCGTGCCCGTTGATCGGCTCGGTGATCGTGCCAAGTTGGAACTTGGCTGCTGTAACTTCAGAGATCCCACGTGCGTCTAGCACGGCCAGCGCCTCTGGACTTATTGCCTGAGCGTATCGCTGCGCCGCTTCCAGTAGCAATTTCGATTGCACGTTTGAGGCCATCGTTAAACTCCAAGTTCTCTAGTATGCAGACTAAGTTAACTGCGTTGCCACCTTTACCGCAGGTGTGACAGAAATATAAATTGTCATAGGTATTCATCACAGCTGACCTGCGACTGTCATTGTGTAAGCAGCATCGAACTGATACTGACTTACCTTCTCTTACTTCACCACCAAAGCTGGCAACTATTGCCCCTATGGGGATTGTATTTGCATCAACGGAGCCTTTGAATCCTTTGTTTTTACGTACCCTGGACCAGTCTTGTGTTGACATACGCACCCCTTCATACTGCACTTATCGTGCTTATGTGCGGCACGTTTCAGGTGTCCTAGTTTATTCTCAGCACCGGCTTGTTCACAGTTAGAGCACATCATCGCTAGCCTCTTTGCTTTTCTGTAGTTCAACTTGACCTTTTTGATAAGCAACTCCAGCATCAAAGCCAGCGTTGTAGCCTTCATCAAATGAAGTATTTCTTGCGTGCTCAACGCCTAGACCTTTAAGTCTTTGACGGTTAACAGGTAGACCTATCTTGGTAGTCACGCTTGATCCGAGTTGATGTCATCGTATTCCTCTACTGCTTCTTCTGCATCAGCCTCAGCGATTGCTTCATCTAAAACTTGTACAACTTCTTGTACAACTTCTGGATCTACTGGGCCTTCTGATGTACTGATTACTCCTTGTGGTACTGGTGTCATTGTTGTTACCTTTCCCCATCTTTTAGATTGACTAATAGGTTTGCCGCGTTGAGCAGTGCGACGTCTGCGACGGATAGGTTTAATGGCAACAGCCATTATTCCTTCTCCTTTATCCATTGTTTAAGATCTTGTATTACCCAAGCACTTTCTATGCCTGAGTTGCGACGCTTAACTATTACATAGTGCAACGGTACTTCCCCTTTACCGCGTGCCTTAGCGTAGTTAAGCGCCTCAACCTCAGCTTCCCTCCAGAACTCAGGCAGTGCTAGCGTTGCCCTGTTCTTGAGTTCAAGGATGAACGTCTCACCTGCTATTACACAGACAAGATCACCCTCATCTTTGGCACCAGCCTTTGTCAAACGTTCAGCACTGACGCCTTTATCGCGTAGCCAGCGCATAACATCTGTCTCGAACTTGGCACCTTTGCGCCCATTAGGGTTAGCCATCTAGCTTGACCTTATTGACCGCAAATACTTGTTCTCCTTCTTCTTCATCCACACGTACTATGCCTGCCTGTATTAACAAAGAAGCAAATGCCATAAAGTCATTCTCTAATTTAGCAATACGATTCTTTACATACTGCATTTCAGTTTTCGACATTGTAACCTCCTTGGTATCCAGCCATAACATCTCTCCTTAACATCCAACCAAACTGGTCTTCATCACTAATCTGACACGCTGCATAGTTTACTAGTAACTGTGCATAATTAGAAGCATCAGCTGTGTGTGGTCCAAAGCGATTCTTCACAGCAGCCACCTTCAGTGTTGCCTGTACTGGGTCATAACCCAGAGTCAAGATCAATGCCGGTAGTTGGCTTACCTTGCCGTGAATAGCCCGACGGTGTGGTGGATTAGTCGGTGATCCATACTCGCTCTGTTCCGATACGTGGTGCAGTACCAGTACGCACGCTTCTGTCTTGCGTGCCATATCGTGCAACTCCATCATAATTGCACGTAGTCCTGCCCACTCGTTATCAGTCTCTGCTGTTACGTTCATTAGGTTATCTATTACGATCAGCTCTGGAGCGTGACCATATAGTTCAACGTATGCTCGTATCTCTAATTCAAGATCATCAATAGATGGTGATGAATCAAAGACCCACTTGATGTGGCTTAACTTCTCAAAGCGAGAATCGTAGTAGTGACTATCCTTTGCTAAGTTATTTTCAACAGAGATCTGTGAATGACCGCTGACGTGGGCCGCTGCCCTCATCATCACGGTTGTTGTGTCAGTATCAGCGGAGAAGAATAGCGTGGGCACGCCTGCCTTGATTGCGTAAACCAATGCGAACATTGACTTACCAGCATTAGGTGCTGCTGCAACCATACATACTTGCCCACGCCGGAACTTGATCTCTTTGGCCGCAAGGCCTGCCCATACATCCGGTAGGGGAGTAGCTCTAGTGAGCACACCACCCCAAGCACGGGAAAGATCAAGCACTTCTATCTCCTTCAATAAATATATTCTGTTGTCTACGGATTGCTCTGCGATCTGTAGGGCTAAGTCCACCCCACATACCAAAGGCTTCTTTTCTCAAACCCCATTCAGCACATTCGACTTTATGAGGACACCTGAGACAGATAGTTTTAGCAAACTTGTAATCGGGAATAACATTTATATCTTCTGTATCTGGACTCTTATCAGCGAACCAGAAGTCACCACCGATTTCTGCACAACTGGGAGCTTCATAATCTTTTGGCTCCCGCATTTGCTATCTAATCCAGATAGTGTCGCACTTATCAGGTGCACCCTTCGGTGTTGAGCACATCCAACCCTGCCAAGGACCCTTGGCTGATACGCCTGTCTTGAAAGACATAGCGCCGTGCTTGCAAGTGTTACCGCCTGCTGCTGGTGCAGCCTGTACTGGTACTGGTGCACTGAACTGTGCTGCGATAGCAGAAACCGTAGGGGAAACAGCAGCTGGTGCTACTGATCCTTG